TATAGCGCCCGATAGCCTAACAGAAAAAATATGTTTTGAGCTAGACTATACGCCCTACGCTTATAGTGGGGCACGTGTATTGTTCCAGGATAGGCTAGGTAGCTTTATAGGGTATAACTTTAATTTAAAACGCGCCCGTAGAATTACTACGAGTACCGACGGTTTTGAAAAGGACGTAGTAAGTATAGAGCCTTTAGATACAATTACCCGAGGCTTTGAAACTATACAAAGCTCTTATACCGAAGAGTGGGACCTATTAACCGAGTATATAAGCGAAGAGGACGCCAAATATTTAGAACAGTGTTATACCAGTCCTAATATATACGTAGAGTTTAAGGGCGAAGTATACCCGGCTGTAATTAAGCCTAAGACCCAGCTAGCAAAAGAAAAGGAAAATACGGACCTACGCCAGGTAGATATTACTATAAGGGTAAACCGTACGCAATACACACAAAGAAATTAGTATACTATGGAGTTAGTGACAGCTAAGGGCCGGGTAGAGCTATACGAAAATTTTAACTATTCGCTTAATTTTACTACGTCCGAGGTAACAAATTTAACGAAGAGAAAAACGAGCTATACGAAAACTATAACGGTACCGTATAGCCGTGGAAATTCTAAAATATTTCAAGGGTTAGACCAGGCTAATAGCGATAACGTAGGCTACGATACGCGCCAGGCGCTTACTTGTTTTTTACAGCATAACGGCCGGGTACTTATGGAGGGTATTGTAATAGTATTAGACTGGTCTAAACTAAAGGAACGCCAGGAAATACAGTTACAAATTATACAGCGTACTAAGGCTATCGTAAAGGACTTAAAAGGGGTAAACCTTAATACTTTAGACTTTTCTAAATTAAACCATACGTATAACCTTGAAAACGTAGAACAGTCTTATGACGGCTTTAACGTAGTTAACGGGGTACTACAGCCTTACGCTGGTTACGTATACCCGTTAATAGATTACGGAAAAGACGATACTACGCCTAACCGCTGGGACTTGATCGACTTACGGCCGTCTCTATTTTTACGAGAAATTATAGACGTAATATTTTTAAGCGCTGGACGTACTTATAGTAGTGACTTTTTTAATAGTACCTACTTTTTAAGCTTAGTACTAATTAATACCCTGGACCGTATACTATATACCGACGCCCAGCGGTTACCCTACGAGACTAACCTAGACTACTCTACTGAGTGGTACAGTAAAGGGCTACCCGATACGGACCCAATACCGTCGCCACCCTTAAACCCCTGGTGGGATTCGGTAGCCGGATTAACTACCCCTATACCTTTTGATAATATAATAACAGACGTAAACGCTCAGTGGGACCTAACCCCAACAGCTTACGACGCTGAGCTAACAGTACAGCGTACAGGTAAGTATAGGATAATATTTTCTATGGAGTACTATATGGAAACATATTTGAACGTACCCGAGTATAACGCTAATTACTGGTTTCTTTGGACCTTACCCCATACAGCCGTACAGGGCGAAGTAACTAACAGTATTGAAATACTTAAAAACGGTATAGTATACGACTTTATAGACGCAAAGTATACGCCTGTAAATAGCTTATGGACCGGTACACAATTAGGCGAGCCCTGGCAAGCTTACCCAAACCCTACCCAGTTTTTAACCTGGACCGTAGAAATTGATCTAATAGCTGGCGAAACTATTAAGCTACAACAGCACTTACTACCCTACAACGAAAGCGGGCTAGATAGGTTTTTAAATAGTAGATTCGTTACCCAGTATAACGAAATTAAGACCGAGCTAGTAGAGGCTACGGTACTACCAGGGGACGAGCTTAATTTTAGTAACTACATACCGGAAATAAAAGCGGATAAATTTATTAATACTATACTTAATACTTTTAACCTTTGGGCAATAGACGACCCTTATAACCCTGATAACTTAATAATAGAGCCCCGTACTAATTTTTTCGATTTAGGGGGCTTTGTGGACTGGTCCGGTAAATACGACGCTAGCCGTAAACTAACTAACGACTATCTAGCCGACACTTTGCCAGCTAGATACTTATATAGATTTTCGGATAGTGAGGACGTAGCTATAAAACGCTTTACAGAATTAAATAACCGGGGGTACGCCGACTACGATAGCGAGGTAGATACTAATATAAGTACCGAAGAGCAGACCGTAAAGGTAGAGCTAACGCCGTTAAAGGTAACAGAACAAAACAGCCTACTATACCCCTTACTATTTAAACAGGACGACGGTAGTAGCGATAAGCGTAACCTGGGTAAAAAGCTGAAAATAGGTTTTGTAAGTGAGCAAATAGGCGACTATCAAATAGACGACGGTACAGTTAATAATTTAAGCCGGTATATATGCTGTAGCGAATTCGATAACCCTAGAAAGCCCTTATATAGTTTAACTTTTGGACCACCTGAAACGGACCTACTACAAACTCAGCCGGCGTACTGGACTTTATACCGCTTATTTCATCAATTAACCGAAGAGGAAAAGACTAGGCCAGGGGCGAAAATAGTAGAGCTATTTGTATATTTGAATGAAAATGACATTTCGCTTTTAGACTTACGTAGAGTAGTTTATATAAACGGCGTCTACTATAGAATAGTAGAAATTTCTAATTTTAACCCGCTTACAAACGCGCCCACTAGGTTAAAGCTTTTACAAATAGACGCTGTTAAATACGACTTTACAAGTAACGAAATAATATTTAAGAACGCTACAGACGGGGGTACTACTAAAGTACTAGCGACTAATAAGGGCCAGCGCGAACTAATAATAACAAATAAAAATATAAATGTATCGAACCACTAAAATATTTGAACTACCCGAGGAATTAAGCGCCGGCCCTAACCAGTACCTACCTATAGACGTACCGGACGTAGGTAGCCCGACCGGATGGACTACTAAAAGAATTTTAACCCGTGAGGTTAGCGGTAGTATTAACCAGGACTTAGAAACTACCCTACAAGTAGGTAGCGTTACGGGTACGAACCGTTTACAAATTAGCGACCCCTTAAACCCGTTAACGTTTTTAGATACCGCTAACCTAACTAAATTAGATTTAGTACAGCCCACAATGTTAGCCGATTTAGTAATAAACTTACCGAGTACTAGCGGGACCTTAGCGCTAGCTGGCGCCGGGGGTACTAGTTTAGCGACGTCGGACCAGGCAATAAACCAAACCGGGGCCCGTATTATTACCTTGGGCGGTAGTTTAGGAACTGATAAGCTACAAACTAAAACCCTGGGCGGTACTACTGTTACAGAAGTAAAAGGCGACAATACGCTAACTGTACCTACTGGCTACTTAGGAGTAGGTACTAATAACGTAGGCGGGGGCTTTGGGGGTCATAAATTAACAGTAGTTAACGGTACAAGCTCAAGCGGGGTATACGTACAACAAGGAGGCGCAAATGGAAAGGCTGTAGATATCTTAATGAGCGCGAGTTCAGCAAGCTCTTACGGTTTATACGTTACTAGCAGAAATAGCGGACCGATTCAAAAGTACGGTATTCGCGTCGATATTACGGGTGCAAATGGCTCAGCCAAAAATAGAGCTATATACGTAGAAAACGGTTTAATAATTTCCCCAAATATGCCGACTTCTTCAGCCGGACTACCACCCGGTACCTTTTGGAATAACGGCGGGGTAATAAATATAAAGTAAAAAAAATAAATAAATTATGCAATTAAGAACTAAAAACCCAGTAGTATATAACGACGGTATGGCTGGAAATATCACGGGGCTATTAACTGGAATAATTAAAAACTATAGCCGTATAGAAAATAGCTATTTTGGTGCTAACTACCTATATAACGATGAACACGAAAAGCCTAAATTCGAGGGTAGTTTTACCCTTAATACACGCCAGGAAATTATAGATACCTACGATTTAATTAAGGGCGACCTACCAGCGTACGACGAAACACCCGAACCGGACTATGAGGAACTAAAAACTTTGTACGCCTTTAGGTTAAAAATGTACGAGGAATTACTAACCCTAAACCCTGGGCTATTAATTACTGATATAGAAATAGTATAAATAACTAAACTTTAAAGCTTTGGCTACTAACGAAACGGTAAATATACAGGTACTAATAGAGGCGACTAAGAGCGCTAAAACTTTAGGGCAACTAGAGAAGAGTATAGACGACGTAAACGACGCGCTGATTAATATAGAGGACCAGTGTAGCGACGCCTTTAAGTCTCTTAGTAAAGCTAGTACTATAGCTAACGATAAAATAATAGACTTAGCGCTAAGTACCGATACAGCTAACGCTACTATAGGGGACTTAGAAAAGTCGGTAGAAGTATTAAGCGATAAGTTAAAGGGGGTAGACCGTGGTACCGAGGAATTCGATAGGTTAAGTAGTAAGCTAATAGAAACTAACCGAGAACTAAAAAACGTAGAGCTAAGCCTAGAGGCTTTAGATAGCGAACAGGTAGCGAGCGAGCTAGGAAGTGTAGCGGGCGCGGTGGGCGACGTTACTACCAGCTTTATACTACTGAGTGGAGAAGGTAACGAAACACTAGAGGAAATAGCCAACAGAGTAGAAACGGCTATAGGTGTAGCCGTAGGGTTTAAGGGCGCTATAGAGGGTATACAGTCCGGGCTAAAATTATACCGTAACTTTAGCGACAGGGTAAAAGAAAGCGCCGTATTTTTGAAATTACAGACGGTAGCTCAAAACGGACTAAATACAGCTACCGCCTTATTTAGTAAAGCGGTAGGCGGTGGGACTAAGGCCGTTAAAGGTTTTAGGACCGCCTTAATAAGTACAGGTATAGGGGCTATAGTAGTAGCTGTAGGCTTATTAGTAGCTAATTTTGACAAGCTTAAGAACTTAATGGGCGGTGTAACTGACGAACAAAAAGCTTTTAACGACGTAAAAAACAAGGCGGTAGAATTAGCGGGCGACGAGCTAAGCGCTATAGATCAATTAACCGATACGATTAACCAAGAAGGTATAAGTCGTAAGGACCGTAACGAGGCTATAAGCGAGCTACAAAAAAAGTACCCGGACCTACTGGCTAATATCGACCTAGAAAAAACTGGTACCGAGCAATTAAATAGCGAGATAAAAAAGTATACGGCCCTGGTACAGTTACGCGCCGAGGCTGAGGCTACAGCCGAACTACGCGCCGAGTCGTTTAAGGAAATAATACAGAACAATACCGACGCCCAAACACAGCAAAATAAAACCTTTAGTACCTGGGCTACCTCGTTGGTTACGAATGTAGAACAGCAAAAAATAGCTAATGCACAGACTAAAGTAAATAACTCCGAAATACAAAAACAAATAGATATTTTAGACGACCTAGATAAGGCTAACCAAACAAAAATAAAAAACTTAGAGCTAGAGCTAGGGCTAGACAAATCTAGTATAGACGCTAAAAAAGACAAAGAGAAGGCCGATAAAGAGGCTAAAACAAAAGCCGACGCGTTAGCTAAGAAAATACAACAGCAAGCACAGGAAAGAGCGCGAGCCGAAAAGCAAAGAATAAAAGACTTAGCTATACTACGAGAGGAAATTTTTCAGCAGACAATAACAAGCGCCGAGGACCTAGAGGCTAGACGCCTTACCCTGGAATTCGAGGCCCAGCGTAAACGTATAGAGCAAGTAGTAAAAAACGACGACGAGCGTAAGCTTTTGCTATTGCAAAGCGAAGAAACGTTTTTTAAGCAACTAGAGGAAATAGAAAAAAAGTATAAGGACCTAGACGACGCTAAACAAAAAGAGCTACAAAATAAGGCGGTAACTAACGCTACGGACCTATTAATTATAGAGGAAAAGCTACAGCTAGCTAGCTTAGATAATACGAAAGATAACGCTGTAGAGCGCGCTAAAATAGAAAAGAACCTACTAGACTTACGTATAAAACAAATTAACGAAAACGCTAGTATAAGCTTACAAGCTGAGGACCTAACAAAAGACGAACGTATAAAGATCGAAAAAGAGGCCCAGCTAGAAATAGCCCAAATAAAACAGGACGCCAGGGCTAAGGACTTACAAGCTAGTAAGGAGGCACTAAGTAAACAGGCCGAGCAACTAAAGGAACAACAGGAACAACTCAAGGACGCTTTAATAGGGCTAGCTTTAGATACAGCACAGCAAATTTCTAATACATTTTTTGAGATTAGCCAGGAACAGGGCGAGCGGGAAAAGGAAAGCCGTATAAGTAAATTAAATGAAACTTTTGAGGAAGAGGTAGAAATACTAAACGAGCGAGTAGCTAACGGTATAATAACGCAAAGGCAAGCGGACCGGGAACAGTTAAGGCTAGAAAAGGACCAGGCAAAAGCCCAGGAAAAAATAGAGCGAGACGCGTTTAACGAGGCAAAGAAACGGCAAAAGGCCCAGGCTATTATTAACGGCGCCCTGGCTTTTACTAATGCTTTAGCTACTACCCAGCCGTTAGTACCTTTAGGTTTATTAGCTGGCGCTGGCGTACTTGTTTCTACCGGCTTACAGATAAGTAAAATAGATAGCCAAAGCTACGCAAAAGGTGGGATACTTAACGGACCTAGCCACGCTAACGGCGGTATAAAAACGGGATACGGCGAACTGGAAGGGGGCGAGGCTGTAATAAATAAGCGTAGTACTAAATTATTTAAAACAGAACTAAGTAGAATAAACCAGGCCGGCGGGGGGCGACGTTTTGCTACAGGTGGAATACTAGGCGAACCAACTACGGCCAGTAACGAGACTACAGGCGCCGGTATAAGTGGGGTACTAGGACAGCTAAACGATGTACTGAGTAAGCCGATAAGGTCCTACGTAGTAGAACAGGATATAACAGAAAGCCAGGCCCGAGTTAGTAGCCTAGAGTCTAACGCCGAGTTATAGAAAAGTATACTAACTGTTACGATAATTAGATTAAAAGCTTTGTAAGATATGGAACTACATAACGGGGCCCCGGTCCTTAATATTACGGTAGATAAATTACACCAAGGTACGAATAAGATAAGCCTAGTAGACTTACCGGCTATGGAATTTGACTGGCTAAAATTCTCTAAGGATGAAAGCGGGGTAGATTTACATAGCGTAGTTTTTAATTTTGAAGAGCTAGCCAGCCAGCAAAAGCTAGCCGGCCCTTTTATTATACCCGGTAAAGTTATACCACGTAAGCACCCGGAAACGGGCCAACTATTTTACGTAAGGTTTAGCGCTGAGGTAGTACGCGAAATAGCCGACAGGTTTAACGCTAACCTATACGGCGGTAATTTTAATACCGACCATAGGGACGACGTAGACGGGGTACACGTTAGCGAAAACTGGGTAATAGAAAACAGTAAGCTAGATAAAGCAAAATATAAATTTGGGCACGATTTACCAGTAGGTACTTGGTACGGCGTAGTTAAGGTAGATAATTCTAAGTTATGGACCGAGGAAATAGCTACGGGTAACCTTAGAGGGTTTAGCGTAGAAATGCTAGCCGGCTTAAAGTTAGCTATGGATAACGCTATAATAGAAGAGACGGCCCTAAGTAAAATAGAAGAGCTAGGCGAGGTACCGGGCGAAAACTGGAAACTAATAAGTACGGACGATATAGCTAACAACGAGGACGAACTAACGGACGAGGAAATACTAAACGCCCAGGAATTTAGAATAGTAGCAAAGCCTAACGAGGACAGCACACTAGACAAAAATAAGGCCGACGGTAGCGGTACCTGGAAAGTACGCTATAGATACGACGGGCCACTAGACGGTAAAAACCGTAATTTTTGTAGTAAGGTTTTAAAATACCAGGGCCGTACCGGTAAGGTATTTAGAAAGGAAGATATTAACGCTATGAGTTTTAGGGGAGAAAATAAAGACTTCGGCACCTATTCAATATTTAAATATAAAGGTAGCTACGGCTGTAGACATAAGTGGAAACGTTTAATATTTTTTGCAGACGCCGACGACGGCGAGACTAGGCAAGTAGGAAACGTACCAGGGGTTAAAAAGACAGAGGCCGACGAACAGGCTACAGAAACTAACCCGAAACCAAAAAAAGAAAATTTTAATAAGTTAAATATGTACAAAGAAAACCAAAAGTACGCGAAAGTTACAGAAATGGACGCGGGCGACCGAGTAAAAGGCGCTAAGGTAGACGACGAAAACGGCGAGGTAGTCGTAGAAGGAGTTACCTACGTAGTTACTGACGGCGAAATAATGGAGGTAAAAGCCCAGGACGAGCCAAAGGGCAACGAACCAAAAGCGGATGAGCCAGCGGGCGAATTTGAAACAATGGTAACGGAAAAGCTAGCAGAGCTAGACGCTAAAATAGAGGCTTTAACCTCTAAGATAAGCGAGGGCGACGCTGGTACTACTGAGGAATTTAGTAAGGTAGTAGCGGAGTTACTAGGAAAGTTTAAGGCCGAGCTAACGCCAGGAAAGGACGATAAGAAAACGGACGACAAAAAAGACGACGCCGATATTAAAGTAAACCTTTCACAGGCTGAGGTAGTAGCTAAGAAACTAGACGAAATGCGTAAACGCAACTAAATACAAAACGTTTAATAAAAAAAGCTACAATAAAAAAAAGCAATTAATTAATAAAAATAACCTTAAAAAAATTTAATTATGGGAGTAATTATTACTAAACCAGACTATAGAGGCGAAGAGCTTACAGGCTTCTATACTACAGCGTTTTACCGTAAGAACGCGGTAGACCGTTTTACATTATTACCAAACGTAAAAGACAAATTTGGTATGAACTTTTTAAATTTCACAGGTACAGTACTAGGGGTAGCTGGTTGTGACTTTAACGCTAACGTTAATACGGCGCTTACTGAAAAGTTAGATAATATTAATAGCTACGATATTAATTTTGAGGAATGTATCGAAACTTTTGAACAAAGTTATTTAGCTGAGGAATTAAAAGCGGGGGCTAATTCTGTAGAGTTTCCGGCGTCTTTTGAGGAATGGCTAATGAGTAAGCTACCGGAGGCTATCGGGGACGAGCTAGAGCGTAAAGCGTTTACGGAATTAGAAACAGAGCTAACAGCCGACCTTAATAATATCGACGTCACTATTTTACCTATTACAGCTAATAACGCTATAGATGAATTAGCCAAAGTATACCAGGCTATACCTGGCGAACTTATGGGCGACCCCGAGCTAGTAATTATGATTAACGCGAATTCTTGGAAATATTTTCAAATCGCCGCTTTTGATACAGCCGTACCTCAATTAATTACTGACGGTATTAAAATGTACTTTTTGGGTATTGAGTTAGTACTTGCACCGGTGTATAACGCTGGAAAAGGCGGGGGCTTAAACGACGACGTAGTAATAGCCGGTAAGATTTCTAACTTTGTTAGAGCTTCGGACCTTTTAAGCGACGACACCGAGCTAAATATTATTGACCTTAGACAGTCTACAGGCGATAAAAAGCTAAGAGTAGTAGGGTCCTTAAAATTCAAATGTACTTACGCGATTAGCGAAGAAATAGTACACGCTCACGTTTAAGCGAATTAAACAATATTAACGGGGTAGCCCTGGATTAGCCAGGGGCCCCTATTTTTAAAAACCTAAAAACAAAAAATATGCCTTGTATTTGTGCAAATTTGTTAACTGAGGGTATAGATGTGTTATGTGAAAATAACGCCGGCGGGGTACTAAGAATTTTAGTAACTGATAAGTGCCAAGTAGCAGACTATACCGAGACAGTACCGGGGGTTATTGATTCCATAACAATGGAAACAGGGGCCCAGTTTTTCGAATTAAATACGCAACGCCTAACGGCTAGCTATGAGGAAAACGAAACTAATAATTTTGATAACGGTAGTAAATATTTCGACTACATTATTAATCTAGTAGTAGCACGTAGAGACGTAGCTAGACGTAACGCTTTAGCCGGACTAGGTGCCGGTCAAAAAGACTTGGTTTTTATTATCCAGGATAGCAACGGTACCGAGTGGGCTATAGGATTCGAAGAGGGTATGAAGTTAGCGACTACTACCGGAGGTAGTGGGACTAAAAAAGAGGACTTAAACGGGTTTACTATTCAGTTTACCGGCCAAGGGTCCGAACTTATGCCGACAGTAGACAGCGCTATTATTGACGCTTTGCTAATTCCAGCGCCATAAGCGAATTAATTCAAATTTGAAAAGGGCCGTACCAGTACGGCCCTTTTTTTATATATTTACAATATGTTACACTTAGATAACAGTAGTACAGAAATTTACCAGTATAGCGGTAGGCCGGACCTGGTAAACTGGACGCTAGAAATAGGCCGGGTAAAAGGTAGACAAACCGAAAGCTACGTAGTAGTTTTAGCCGTTGACTACTTCGGTAATAGTTTCTATAAGTTAATACTGGGTACAATGCCAGCACTAGACCAGGCCGAGTATAGCTATACTCTAAAATCTGGAAACGAAACAATAGATAAAGGTATTTTAAGATATGGGGCTATTTGATTTTTTAAAGACAACTAAGGGACCGGTAAAGGACCTAAACGAGTACCAGGGTAACTATAGCGTACCAGGTAAAAACGGTAGCAACCTTACGGACGCTATACGTATAGACAAAGATACCGGCAAAGGAATCTATAAATTTGGTTTAAGAAACGACTACCCTAATACGTTAATAAGCTTATATGATGCTAGCCCAACTAACCAGGCGGTAATTAACCGTACGGCCCTAATGATAGCCGGGGGTAATACTGAGCTAGACGTAAAAGACGAAAATAACCTTTTTGATTTAGTACAGGTATTAAGCTTACAGAAGTATACGAACGAAAACCAAAATATAGAACAGGTATTAAGCTCTTTAAGTTTTGACTTAAAACTACACGGTAGATATGGGATAGTAGTTACCTGGAACGATGCACACGAAAAAGTAGTACAATTACACGCGGTAGACGTACAAGGCGTAAGGGTAGGGCTAGACGATAAAGGTAAAAAAGTATACCGATACTGTAAAGACTGGACCGACACAAAGGCCGAAATAATACAGTACGAACCTTTTGATAAGTACGGTAAGAAAACTAGACAGCTTTTATACGTTCAGCTTATGAGGTCCGGCCACGAGGTTTACGGACTACCTGACTATTACGCTAGCCTCAACTGGATTGACTTAGAAACTAAAATAGGTATACATTATAGCACTACAGCCAGCGAGGGCTTTAGCCCTAAATTAGCCGTAGTCTTTCCTGGTAAGCCTGACAGCGAGGACCTAGAAAACGAAATAATGGATAACTTAAACAAGAAGTATACCGGCGCTAGGGGTAAGAAAATTATAGGGGTATTTAGCCCACGGCCTGAGCTTATGCCAAAATTCGACCCGATAAGCGTAGAAAATATTGATAAACAGTACCAAGTAATAGACGACCAAACCCAGGCGAAAATACTAACCGGCCACGGGGTAGTTAGTCCTATGTTATTCGGAATTAAGACAGCCGGCCAGCTAGGGGGTACTACTGAGTTACAGACGTCTTTTAATATTTACCAGTCTACCGTAGTAGGTCCTTATCAAAATTTAATTCAAAGATCGATAGACCAAATACTAGACGCCAGCGGAAACCCTAACCGTATTAACCTTACTACTTTTGATATTATTACCGAGCAAAATATAGATAACGAAGAGGGTAACAAAGTGGCCGACGCGCTTAATAGTATGAGCCCCTTAGTAGCTACTAAGGTACTAGAGAATTTAACGATAAACGAAATAAGGGCACTAGGTGGGCTAGAAAGCGTAGCCGACGGCGATATAGTTAAAAGCCAAATTCAAGCACCAAATATTTAAGCTATGGAGTTTTTAATAGATACAAATTATTTTGAAAATTTTACGGTAATAGATACCGACTTCGACGCGAACAAAAAGCTTAATACTCATATGGTAGACGCCCATAAGGTACAAGTATACGAGCTACTGGGTAAGGACCTGTATAATAGGTTACAGACCGCGCTACCTAGTCCAGGTACAGACCCGGACGCCGACGCACTGGCGAGCCTCAGCGATCTAAAAGACTTTACCCTAAAGGCTGTAGAAATAAATTTAATACCTTTCTTAAACGACCCGGTAACCGCTAAAGGTACCCAGGAACGTACGGGTAACTTTTCACAAAGCGCCAGCGGTACAGACAAAGGGCTAAAGCTAGATAAGGTACGCGCCTTACTAGAGGTTTACGCTATGAGGGTTAGGGACTACTTAAAGGAAAACGCCAGTAAGTACCCGGAGTATAACCGCTGTAAACGTGCGGACCAAAATTTTTATACAGGAATTTACGGAGTATAAACAATAAATACAAAAATATATGAACGCTAATAAGATCGTAGAAACGGCTAAAAGTTTTATAGGCCAGGCCGAAATTAAGGGTAATAAAGGTTTTGAAAGTAAAGAATTCGAAAGCTTAATGCTAAGGGTAGGCTGGCGTACCGGCTGGGCCTGGTGTAGTTTATTCGGCGAGCTAGTACTAAAACTAGCGTATAAAGAAAACGAGGACGTAACAAAAGAACTTAATAAGCTATGTAACGCCTCAGCGGTAAAGACACTACAAAATTTTAGAAACGCCGGGTATAAAGTAAGCGCAAAAGCTACGCCTGGCGCTTTGGCTATTTGGCAAAGTAAAAGGCGCGGGGCTAAGTCCTGGACCGGACACGTAGGCGTAGTTACTAAAGTTCATAGTACGTACTTCGAAACTGTAGAGGGTAACACTGGTAGCGGTGGAGTACGCGAGGGCGAAGTAGTAGCAACGCGTAAACGAAAATATAGCTTTAACGTATATAACGGCCTAGAATTACAGGGGTTTATTTGGCCTATAGGGGACCAAGTGGCCGAGGCTGAGCCCTGGCCGTTTACCACTAAAGCAAAAGGTAACAAGTTTAGGAAATGGGTAAACGATGAGTACCCAGCGATAGCTAAAGAGATCGACCTAGACCGTACCGGGTCCAATACTAACGACTATATACGCCGAGCTTATGCGAGACTTAAAGAACTTTATACAGCGTAATAGCGCTATATTTGTAACTATATACGTAGTAGTAACTTTATTAGTAATAGGTTTACTATCGTATAAGTTAATATATAATAAATGCAAGCCAGTAAAAAACGAAATTATACTACAAAATGAATACCGCGAAAAAATTAACGAGATTAACGGGGCCGAGGACCGCGCTACTGTTGATAGCCTTTTGTTGGACTTTTACGGGTTTAGCTCAAAATAAAAATGATAGTATTTACTCTTTTACTCATAACCAGGTACAGCACTTTCTAAGGGTAAAGGTAGAGCTAGACAACGCGCTAGAGACTAACCACCTACTAGTTAATAGGCTGGCCGGATGTCAGAACCGCGAGGCAAAGCTACAGGCTGAGGTAGAAAACAAAAAAAAGAAACTAAAAAGGACGCGCTGGATAGCTGGCGGGTCCGGTGCCTTAGCTTTATTATTTACTGTATTTACCTTTAGTAAGTAAATTATAGGTATATTCGCTACGTTTTGTAGCACAATTTTGTTCTACGTTTTGTATTTGGGGGCCCCTAGTAATTCTATTACTGGGGGCTTTTCTTTTATACACCTTTTTATTTTTATTTTTGTTAATAACTTGCATAGTATACTTTTTTATACTATTATTGTAAGACAAATACAAAACGTAATAAAATGAAAAATCAATTTTTAATTATTGGACTAACTGAGGGGACTATAGTAACTAGCGCCTGTTTAAGCTCTAGCGGTATTAGTATCGAAGAAGAATTTTTAATTCAAGAAAACCACCTACAAACGGTAGACACTGAGGCCGAGGCTATAGAAAGGGTAGGCGAAATACTTAACGAAACGGGTAACGAATTCGAACACGGTATAACTATACGTAAAATATGGGTAAAGTAGTAGTAATAGACATAGCGGAAACTTTACCGATAGCTACGTATAAGGACCAGTATATAATTAACTGGTGGAAAAAACATGGCACAATAAATATAACACTATACGAAAAAATAAAACTAATTAAGTACGGTACAAATGAAACAAGACGAAGAAAACTATACTATAGTCGACTGGATAAGGTACGCCGGATATCACAAAACTATAAGTAACGCGCCCTACGAGTTAACCGAGGACGACCTAAAAGAGATACAAAACGAGGAATACCTAGTAACTAGATCGAGTATAAAAAGGATAGTACTAGAGATAGTAAAAGCTAATAATATTAACGACGGGACCCGTAAGCGTAAACTAGTAGACCAGCGTAGGTATCTTTACTACATACTTAAAAAGCGGGCCGGCTTTACTTATGAGGCTATAGGGTTATTATTTCATAAAGACCACGCTACAGTTATACACTCACTAAAAAAAATACAAGATTTAGACAAGGATATAGAATATAATGAAACTATAAGCTACCTAAAAGAGTTTTTTAATAACCCTATATATATCGATTTATGAGTAACGAAATACAAAAAGCGTACGCGGTACAGGTTACCGTATACTTAACGGCTAACGACGACCTGGACGCGGTACAGAAGTCTATAGAAATTAACGATATGATAAAAGAGCTAACCGGTAACGGCGCCTATACTCATCGTATAAAAGAAATAGATAAGACTAATAAAGGTAGGCCCGTAGATTTAGTAGAAAATGTTAATAGGATACTGGCCGACAATTAAAAAAATATATATTTAACCCCACAAATACAAAACAATGGATAAAACTTTCAAACAATACCACCAGGATAACCCGGAAATATACGAGGCTTTTAAGCGTATAACGTTTAACCTTATCGACAAGGGGCGACAGTACTACGGCGCTAAGGGTATTATAGAGGTAATAAGATACCACACTATAACGGCGTCGAAAAGCTCAGCAATTACTAATGACTTTAAGATTAATAACAACTACGCCCCGGACTACGCCCGTAAATTTATGGACGACTACCCGCAGTACTTCGGCTTTTTTAAAACTAGAGTACTAAAGAACCTAAGACAATAAACCCCGATACAATGAACAAAACAAAAAAAGAAAGTTTTTTACTATATAAAGACTTTTACCACGCTGTAAAGCATTTGAACGACGAAACCCTAGGTAAATTATTTAGATCGTTACACGAGTACCAAATAGAAGGAATAGAGCCGGAAAAGGAAAACCCGGCCTACGTGCCTTTTATGTTTTACAGTAACCAGTTTAGGGTAGATGATAAGAAATACCAGGCTATAGTAGAACGAAACCAGCGAAACGGCGCTAAAGGTGGACGACCTAAAAGCGAAACCCAAGAAACCCAAACGGTAAAAACGAAACCCAAAAAAGCCGATACTGTTACTGGTACTGTTACTGGTACTGATACAGGTACTGGTAAAGAAACTGTAAAGGAAAAGACTAAAAAAATAGTACTACCCTTTTCTAGCGAAAAGTTTAGTACGGCCTGGGAGTTATGGAAAAAATATAAAAAAGACCAGTTTAAATTTAGTTACAGGTCAGCCGTAACAGAACAGACAGCACTAAAAAAACTAGCCGAACTATCGAAAGGCGACCAGAAAACGGCCTTACTAATTTTAGAGCAAAGCGTAGGTAATGGTTGGGCCGGAATATTTGAACTAAAAGAAAAAACTAAACAAAGAGGCCAGGCCCCAGGGGTAGACGCCGATTATATGAACGAATTAAACCAGCGACTAAATGGGTAATATACAAAAGGCGAAAAGCCACGAGATAGCAATAATAAATAAAGAGGAATTTATACAAAAGTATGAGCCCGTACGTATGGTTATGAAGTACCGGCACGTTAATACTATAGTAAAAGCTATAGAAGAGGACAGCCAAGCGCTAAGTTTTTACGTAAAAACTTTAGGGTACGACGGCGTAAGCGCGCTAGTAGAGTTACACCTAGTAGCGTTAAACCAGTCGGTAAACGTGGGCCAGCCTCTTAGTAAATTCCAAATAAAAGAGATAGCCGTAGAGCTATTAGCTACTTACTTCTACCTAAGCCCTGTAGAAATTAATCTAGTACTTCGTAAGATCAAAAGGGGCGACTACGGTAAGCTGTACGGCGCGCTAAATATGCCGGACTTACTAAGCTTTTTTAATATGTACGCCGAGGAAAGGGGCCAGCACTTTATTAACGAAAGTACTAAGGACAAGCATAACGACCACACGCTAAGAAGTGAGGAAAGGAAAGTACTAGAGCGCCACGAAAAAATCATAAATAAAAACCAGCCCCCAGGATAACCAAAGGGCTAAAAGCTAAATACAAAAAAATATATATAAATACTTGCGTAGTATAATATTTTATACTAGTATTGTAAGACAAAACAAAACAAAACAAAATAATATGAAACTTTACACCCACAAAAAACTAATAGAAAAGGCGACCGCTATACTAGAGGTAATAGCCGACGCTGAGCGACGTATAAAAACGCGCGAGGTAAACCTAAAAAAGTACCAGGTATTTACTGGGCTAGTAGAAAAGTATAAACAGGATAACGAAAATACTAAGCTAGCTAAGGCCCGCCTAGAAAGTTACTATAATAATACTATTTTAAAAATACAGGAAACTATACTAGGAGATCGAAATATAAACGAAAATATAGACGCTATAGAAACGTATAACACTGTAAGCGCTGAGGACCTAGAAACTACTGTAAGAGTATTATACGTTACTACTAGTAAGTTAAAGGCTGAGGAAAAAAAAGAATATCACGAATTTAAGCGTACAGGTAAAGGTATTAATTTTGATAACGTTAACGGCTTTAGAGATTCGGGCAACATATTAGCCAGCGCTATAAACCTTATACTAAATTACAGCAATGGAAAATAGACAACTAAACAAAGAAATAAACGTACTAAGCGATAGGCTAGCCCGTTTAGTCGAAAGGTTTAACCGTAGCTATAATATGACTATCGCCGTAGAGATAACAGAAACCCGTAGACTATTAAGGGAAAAAAAGGAAAAACTGGCCCAGGTAGAAACCGTAGGCCCATATTAACAACCAAATACAAAACAAGTGAAAAACGAAAAGCAAAACGATAAACCGGCTAACCTGGTAGACGCTATTAACTACGTAATGAGTAAAGCTAGAAACGTAGAAAAAAACCTAACAGTAGGTACTGGTAATAATTCGTACGCCGGCGTAAGCGATAAGGACGTAAAGGAACTACTACAGCCGTTACTGGTAGAGGCTGGCCTAGTAATATTACCTATAGGTATAGAGCCTACCGTAACAGTGGACCGCTGGGAGGAAAAGGGTATATTATACGGTAAAGAGGTTATACGGCAAAAAATGAGAGTATTAACCGAGACGAAAGTAACCTATAAAATAGTACATACTAGCGGGCAAAGTATGGAATTAATGAGCTACGGCCACGGTATAGACACCCAGGATAAAGCACCAGGTAAGGCCACTACGTACGCATTAAAGTATTTACTACTTTATACTTTCTTAATACCTACCGGACAAATAGACGACGCCGATAATAAGGCTAGCGAACCTACTACGGTACCAGTAGAAAAGAAACATATAAGCCCCGAAAATTTTACTAAGGCCCTAAACCTGGTAAGGTCCGGTAAATTTACGGCCCAAAAAGTAAACGACCAGTACAAGCTAGAAGAGGACCAGCTAACAGAGCTAAACTATTTAGCTAATGAATTAAACGCAAATAAAAAAATAGATGCTAAAAATTAGATCAAGTAGCGTAGGGTATTTAATGACAAACCCACGCGGTAAGAGTAACCTAGAAAAGTATAACGAGGCGTTAATAAAATTAGCTAGTAAACAGAAAAGACTAGACGGGCTAGGCCCAAAGGCTGAGGTAAGCCGTAATAAATTAACTAACATAGAAATACCAGCTATTGAACAATTAATAAAACAGCTAGAGCCAGTAAAGGACGAGGTAATACTAAGCGAAACAGCTAAGGAGTTAATAGTACGTACCTACTGGGAAAACGAACACGGTATAAAAAAAGAATTTACTAGTAAATACTTTGATAAAGGAAACGACGCCGAGGACGTAAGTATAGAACTGGCCCAGCGAGTTAACGGCTGGGACGCCCAGGCCCATAATAATAAGGGGTATAAAAACGAATATATAACAGGTACCCCGGACCTAGTATATAAGGAACTTATACCGGATATAAAAACTAGCTGGACCGCTTTAAGCTTTCCACTATTCGAAAAGGAACTACCTAATGAATTATACTACTGGCAAATACAAAGCTATTTAGCTTTAACCGGGCGCGAAATGGGGGTAGTATCTTACTGTTTAGTCGATACGCCCGAGCTTTTAGTAATGGACGAAATATATAAGTACGCTAGAATTAACGGGCTAATAGAAACGCCGGCCGAGGCTGAGCTAGAAATACGCCACGCCCATAACTACAGCCGACTACCCGAGGCTATGCGAGTTAAAAACTTTTATATAGAGCGAGATGAGAGCGCTATACAAAAAATATACGAGCGAGTAGAAAAGGCTAGGCTATTCTATAACGACCTTTTAAGCCTCGACAACTGGCGAAACGTATACCGCTTAAAGTCAGTAGATTAATATAACTATAAGTAAAAATAAATATATTAAAATATATTTTATGTCAACAAAGAAACGGACCTATAAGACTAACGCCGACCTTATGAGCTTCGGGCGCTACCTGGTAAGCGACCAGCGTAGGCTAAAGCTACAAAGAGAGTGCCGGGCTAAATTAAAGGCCGGCACTATTAACCCTATACCCTGGTCGATAGCTGAGCGTATAGTAACTAAACAGGACGTAAAAGACTGGGAAAACTGGGAAAAATTAACCTGTAATAAATAGATATATGTATAATCTACAAACCGCTTTATACTTGGATTTAATAACCGTTCAAGAATTTTACAAGGCTTTAAAAGAACTTAGAAGTTTAGACCCTAATAAATAGATGTATGCAAAAAACCAAAAAGAAACCCGAAGAGGTAAAAATATTACCCCACGTAATACGCCGTAAAAAAATATATAAGGGTAAGGTAGCTAAGACTGGTACGCTGTATATAGAGCTAACCGTAACAGACGGCCGGCGTAAGTATCAAATAGCGAAATTAATAGAGGGGGGCCAGGGCGAAAAGGCCGAGGGTATTATAGTTACTATTATGTACCAAACCCTAAGAAAAAAATATTTTCCTAACGACTAGAAAACCAAAGGGCCAGGATATACCCGGCCCTTTACTTACCTAAATACTTTACTATTATTTTATAGCCATTTGCTTAGAACTGGTAAATATAATAAATTTAAAACTATGAAACGAATATATACACTACTAAAAAAAATACACGCGTATACTATTTATATTAATAGCGAGGTAGAAAAGGCTAGGGTAGAAACTAAAACAGGTAAGGTATAAAATATATAGATAAATTATACTAACTTAGTATAAAATTTTACACCATAAAAAACCTAATTAACAAATGGAAAACGGAAATAATACGCCGGCCTTTGTATCTACTGAGGACCGAGTAAAGGCCACGATATATAACTTTTGCGTAGAAAATGGGCTAAATTATTCTAAGCTTTGCGGGTTAGCTGGGGTAAATAAAAATATATTATATCCTTTTATGAACGGTAAAAGGTCGATAACCCTAAGTACACTAGAAAAAATAGAGCGCTTTATATATGAATACTAGCCAGCAAATTAAAGCGAAAAAATGCGCTATTTGTAGTAAGAACTTTACCCCGTATAAGTCTACAGATAGGGTATGTAGCTACGCCTGTAGCAATAAACACCAGGACCAAAAGGCCGAAGAGAAAAAAAAGCGCGACCAGGACCGAGAAAAAAAGGCCCAGGAATTCCATAACGTACTAACCTACTGGTATAACCGGTATATAAGGCTACGCGATAGGGGTAAGGACTGTATAACCTGTACGACTAGCTTAGGCTGGGACGTATCGAAATACGACGCGGGCCACCGGTTTAGCGTAGGGGCTTACCCTGAATTACGTTACCAGGTCCTAAACGTAAACGGCCAGTGTAAAAAATGCAACCAGGACAAAAAGGGAAACTACGAAATATACGCTTTAAGATTACCGGACAGGATAGGACAGGACCAGTATAACGACCTAATACTTCTAAAAAATATACCCCGAAAGTATAGCGAGTACGAGCTAAAAGCGTTAATTTTAAAATATAAGAAACTTTGTAAAACTTTAACGAGTGACATATAAGGAGGCTATAAATATAATAGAAAGCTACGGCGACGTAGCGGTAGACGGCGACCACTTACTAGTACTATCTACTGGCGACTGGGTAGCTGTAAATAACGAAACTATAAGCTACCTAAAAGCTAGGGGCGAGGACCTTAACAGTAGCCACGTAGCGAAAAGAGTATATAAAAACGCGCTACTTATAGTAGAGTCTTTAGAGGACCCGGCCAGGATATACCCGGCGGGTACTGTAATTAGCCGTAAAAACTCAATATACCCACTAGGTTAGCCTATGAAATTCGACGAATATATAAGGCTAGAGTACGACGACCTACTAAAAATAGCTACCGGTATATATGGTAGGACAAAATTAGACCCCGCCGAAGTACTCAGCGAGTTATATATAGACGTTAGAAAGCGAGATATAGAGCCAACTAGAAACGATTATAGAAAGTACTGTATACGCTGGCTAAAAAACGCTACCTATTGGCAAGGTGGAAACCCTGTAAAAAAGCTATATATAAAAGAACAAATAAACCATAAATACAAGGAAAGGCAAATAGATATAATAAATACGCCCGAGCTTAACGGGTCCGAAACTGTAAAGGACCTACAGCGGGTAGGCTTTACCGAGGAACAGGGCGAAAACTTAGAGAGATGTATAGACGCCAGTAAGAAACTACCACTATACTACCGTAGGCTTTTCGAATTATACTATATCGAGGGTTACAGCTTAAAAGAAATAGCCGATAGCATAGTTATAACCGATAACCAAAAAGGACCCAGGACTATACCAAAAGTAGCGATACACCGAGACGTTAAAAGCGTAGTAGCTGAGGTACAAAAAATTTTAGAAAATGAGTAATAAAGCTATAAAGGGTTTACTAATTGGGTCCGTATTTGGGTTAGCTATTATTTTGTTATCTTTGGCTATACTAACAAAATGTAAAAGCGGGCGCCTCGATAATGTAAACCAGGACCCACCTATAAGAAACGAAATAAATAAGCATATAAAATGCAAATAGGTATAGAATTCTTAACGCTACTACTAGGAATACCGGCCGGGGTCGTTATTCTTATGCATTTCTTAGAGATACTAGGCGTACGTATTTGGCCCTTAGTGGTAAAAGTATTAAATTTTAAGCCGTTTACGTGCGAGCTTTGCCTAACCTTTTGGGTACACCTGGTAACCGCTGGCCTATTAAACGGCTTTACAATATATAACCTTTTAGCTAGTTTCTTAGCTGGCTTTATCGGTTACTTAATGAGTACTAAAATACTAAAATTCTAACATATGATAACGGGACTAATGAGCTTTACAGAAAAGGCAAAAGCAGACACTAAGCTAAGGGCTAAAGTAATAGATATAGTACAGAAAGTAGAGGCTAACGGCTTACCGCGTACTATTGAAGGGCTTAAAGATATGTACGAAACCTATAACGAGGTATACGGTAAAAACAAAAAAGTAACTAACTGTATATACTGTAGGCGCTCAGTAGCGGACTACCTGGCTAAGGCGGTACTATTATTAGAAATTAAACCGAAAGCTAAACGAGTAGCAAAAGCTAAGGCACCGGCCAAACCAAAAAAACGCAAAGCTAAAAAGTAGGGTATGGGCTTTGTTTTATTTTTAGTATCGATTATACTAGGCGCTGTACTATTTTCGTTTAGCCTTGTATTTACACCCATATACTACTTAATAACTTTAAAGTGGAAAACAGGCGGTAAGAAGTTAAACCGGTATTTTTATTTATGCGCTTTAGCTGTAGACCAGTTAGGTAATAGGCTAACCAGTGAGGTACTTAACGTAACCCTGTTAAAGAAAAGGGCCGGCGACTTTTTAGAGGTAAACAAAGAGGACGAAATACTAGATACTCAGCTAATAGACTGGCCGGGTATGGAATTCGGCGAGGTAGACGATACTATAAGCTACGTACTAGGGGTAAATTACTATACCGGCAACCTTACAAAGGTCGGCCTATTCCTGGTAAGGCTACTAAATATTTTAGAAAAGTACCACGTAGAGCGCGCCCTATGCTACAAATACCTAACGGACCTAGACGGGGCCCTACGTTTACATACAGATTTTTATTATAGGCTAGATACTTTACGTACCAGTAAGGACCCTAAACTAGTAGCGCTAGTATATGAGATACTAAGCGAGGCACCAGGACAGGAAAGCCCCAAAGATCAAAACAAAGGGCTAAGGGACCTAGATAACCTAGAACCTAGAACCGAAACTTTACAGAATATAGTAGAGGGCAACGTAGAACCAACTAAGCGAGGTACACCAAAACCACCATTAAGACGTAAAGGGTAAGGACCGGCCAGCGCGCCCCCTTAGTTACCCCCATTATACCGGCGTAGCCGGTCGCGGTCTTTTTTTTTCATTCAAAAGCCCACTACAGCAA